AAATAATAAATTAGATATAAAACTTTGCAAAGCTGAAATAAAGAGACACGAAGGCGAGGTCTTAGAAATATACAAAGATAGTCTAGGCTATAAAACTTTAGGAGTGGGACACCTGTGCCAACCTAACGACCCGGAATATGATTGGGAAGTTGGTACACCTGTTACTCAAGAAGTAGTGGACATGTATTATGAAAATGATTTTGTTACACATTTGGCAGAGACTATACATATCTTTGGAAGCGAAGAAGGTTTTTATAACTTACCAGAAGTTATACAAAGAGTATTAGTGAACATGTGTTTTAACTTAGGCGGTACAAGACTTTCAAAGTTTCGTAACATGTTAAAAGCTTGTAGAGAAAACAACTGGAAAGAAATGTCTGTACAGATGCAAGACAGTCGTTGGTATGGACAAGTTGGTAGACGTAGTAAAGAATTACAAGATATGGTATTAGGAGCTTGAAATGAAAGGATTATTAAAAAACATAGTTGGAGCTGTTGCACCTACATTAGGAACTGCATTAGGTGGACCAATGGGAGGAATGGCAGCTAACATGATATCAGAAGTGTTAGGTGTGCCTAATACTCCAAAAGCTATAGAGAAAGCTATAGCAGATGCGACACCTGAACAAATGCTAGAACTTAAAAAAGCTGAGAACGCTTTTGAAGTACAGATGAAAGAACTAGAAGTAGATGTATTTGCTTTAGAAACAGCAGACAAGCAAGATGCTAGAGGTAAGTTCAGTAAAGATTGGACAGCCCGTATCATGGGTATAGCTGTAGTAGGTGGATTCATGGGATATATATTCCTTGTTACTCTACAACCACCAGAGCAGAACTCTGAAGCTCTTATAAACCTTGTACTTGGATACCTTGGTGGTTTAGCAAGTGCTGTTATATCATTCTACTTCGGAGCTTCTAACACACAGAAAGACTAATGGATGTAGTTCAAGTCATACAAGAGTTAGGTTTTCCTATAGCTGCTGCTGTAGGTTTAGGTATGTTTGTTTGGAAACTAATCAATAGAATCATTGATGGTATGGAAACTAAACTAGATACCCTTGATGATAAGCTGAATGGTTCACTAGCTAATTTAGAAGATAGGTTAGGAACAAAACTAGATTCGCAACATGGCATACTTGTTGCATTAATAGATAGAGTAAGAAGTTTAGATAATGAAATCATAAGACAAGACACTATGATTAAAACTATACTAGGTGTGCCACAATTAATTAATATAGATAAAATAGCAAAAGCAGATAGAGATGACCAAAGAAAAGATTAAATTAGAAATACCCTTAATAAGTATATTTGTATTCTTATTTATTGTAAGTGTACTGGAACAACTACAATGAAACTAGATGACAAAAAAATATTACAAGTAGTTAATCTTTCTCCAAGTGAATCTTGGATAGAAAAGATTGTAGATGTGCATCCAATGAGACAGATTACTATAGCCTCTATTGTACAAGTAGTAGTGTTTGGCTTTATGCTAGGTGCTTTTTGGATAAACTCACAAATATTTTAAAGATTATGAAACTAATACCAACATTTAAAAGTGATAAATCTGAAAGGAATTGCAAGTTCTGTATAACCTTTTGGACTATGCTAGTTATGTTTTGGTCTGTAGGAAGTATTGCAGATGAAGTTGTATTTAAGTTTAAGAGTCCTAGCTTCAGTGGTATTAACACTAGCTCACATTATCTTACTATACAAAACCAAGAGTTTAATCGTAAGGCAGCTCTCAAAGCAGAGATAAAAGCTTTACAAGACCAGATAGAAAGAGACAAAGAGAATACAACACTTGCAAGGTTCATAAGGAACTTGGAATCACGTATATACTCACAGTTGTCAAGACAGTTAGTAGAAAATTTATTTGGAGAAACTCCTTCTGATTTTGGTACACTAACTTTAGAAGGCAATACAATAGTATACAAGGTAGAAGACGGAATAATAACTTTAACTATAACGGACAGTGATGGTAATTCAACGACTATATCTTTGCCTGTTGGTAACTTTACTTTCTAGTTGTGCAGTAGTACAAGAGAGTGGAGACTTAGTTTTAACTAAAAGAATCCAGTCAAGTTCTACATTAGATTTACAATCAGAAGAGTTAAGAAATTTACCACCAGCTAAAGTAAAACCAACGATAGCAATATACCCTAATAGTTTTAGGGACTTAACAGGACAGCGTAGAAGTAACAGTACTTTTGCTTTGTTTAGTACAGCAGTAACACAAGCACCTGAAGCTTTTCTTATTAGAGCTTTTAAGCACACAGCAGGTGGAGAGTTTTTTAGAGTTGTAGAACGTGTAGGTTTAGATGACCTAACAAAAGAAAGACAACTCATACGTAGTACACGTAAAGATTTTAAAGAAGATAATAAGATGCAACCACTGTTATTTGCAGGGTTGTTAGTCCAAGGTGGTGTGATTAGTTACGAAGCTAATCTAAAATCTGGAGGTTCTGGTGCAAGGTACTTAGGTATTGGGACAAGTAAACAGTTTAGGGAAGACACAGTTACTATATCTTTAAGGTTAGTATCTGTATCTACTGGTGAAGTTCTTATGGAAACATTAGTATCCAAAAGCATTTTATCTACAAGTGTTTCTCAAGATGTGTTTCGTTTTATTGAGACTGGCACAGAGCTAGTGGAAATAGAAGGTGGTATATCAGAGAACGAAAGTGTTTCTATAGCGTTACAAAAAGCTGTAGAGACTGGGGTGTTGAATATTATAAATATTGGAATAGAGAGAGGCTATTGGAAATATGAACAAACTAAAATTATTAAGCCTGATTGTACTGATGAATGTATCAGTGCTATACGGGGCTGACAACGAAATATACATAGACCAATCAGGTGCTACGTTTAATCTAGATGCTGAACAGTTAGGTTCAGGTAACATTATAGGTGGAGCAGATGCAATTGCTGGTACTATGACTGCATTAGATTTAGATGGTGCTACACAGACCATAGACATAAATCAAATAGGGTCAAACAATAAGTTCTTAGGAGACATTACTGCTGATAACTTCATAGGTTTTTGGGAGTTTGATGGTTCTACTAACGTGTTCAACGTACAGATAGACCCTACTAATACTTATGGTGCTGATGGTTCTGATGTTAATGTAGATGTAACAGGCGGTACAAATACCTTTACATTAGACTTAGCAACTACAGCTCTTGCAAGTAATGCAGATGTTGATTGGGTTATCAATGGAGATGGTAACACACTTGATTTTAATATTAACTACACTGATGCTACCAATGACGTAAATGTAGATGGTAACGATAATACTATCAACTTTACTGGTCAAGGCTATGCAGGTGGTTACTTTAAATTAAATCAAACAGGTAACTCTAGAACATTTAACATACAACAATTGAGTACTTTAGACAATGACTGGTTACAAATTAATTCTACTGGTTCTAGTGGTACTATCTGTGTCATTCAGAACGATGGGGGAACAGCAGTCGGTTGCTAATATAGGCAACATAACTGAACTGAACGGAACAGGTAGAGTCGTAAGAGATGAAACCTTCCAAGCTTCTCTAGCATTAGACATAAACAGCTACGATAATGTCCAAACTTCTAACGGGAGATTGGGCATTACTTTTTTAGATGACAGTCAAGTTAGATTGACAGAGCATTCTGAATTAATCATAGACGAATTTATCTATGACCCTGACCCGTCTAAGTCTAAGATGGCTTTACAATTTGCTAGTGGTACTGCAAGGTTTATCACTGGTAAGTTAGCATCTATAGATAAAGAAAACATATCTATACAAACTCCAAGTGCCACGATAGGTATACGTGGTACAGACTTTACCGTGACTGTTGATGAGTTAGGTAGAAGTCTAATTATTTTATTACCTGATGACGATGGTCTTCCAAGTGGGGAGATACTCGTTAGTACAGCAATGGGACAGGTGGTTCTTAACAAGCCTTATCAAGCTACTACAGTTTCTATGTTTGAAACTAAACCCACTAATCCCGTTATCCTTGACTTGACTCTTGAGTTAATTGATAACATGTTAATTGTAAATACACCACAGGAAATAAAAGAGAATGAAGGACAAGATGGAGGGAGCAACACTAATCTTCTTGATGTTGACTACCTTGAGTTTGATGATTTAGAAATAGATTATCTTGCAGAAGATGAATTAGAATTTACAGAGCTTGATATAAATTACTTGGATGTTAATTTCCTTGAAGACTTGTTAGACATTATAGAAGATGTCAACGAGCTAGACCAGACTTCAACAATTTTAAAAACTGATATAGATTTAAAAGGTACTAAGATTGGTTACGATAGTGAGACTCAGATAAATACTTTTATGACTGATAACGTCATAACATTTTACAAAGCTTTAGAAGACACGATTAAATTAGACTTAGATAAAACAAATGCTTACACCGTTGTAATGATACAGAACGGTAAGAGTACACAGATAGTTGTCAATGGTGGTGGTAACTCTACCATAAGTATAACGCAAGGAGACTAACATGAAGTGGGCAATTACCTTATTAACTCTACTAACTTTACCTCTCCTCTTCAATAGTGTACCACTAGAAGTACTAAGACTCAAAACCTTTGATGCTCTAGTACAAGAACAAAGTCCAACCGGACACTTTACAATCCTCAACATAGACGAAACTTTCCTAGATGAACAGGGTGGATATCCTCTGCCTAGAGAAACACTTGCAAAGATTCATAACGATATACTAGAAGCTGGTGCATTAGGCGTGGGTTGGGTTATGTTATTCCCACATGCAGATAGACTAGGTGGAGATGATGCATTCTCTAAAGCTTTACAAAGCTCTCCAAGTGTCATAGCTATGCCAGAAGTAAACAACAATAACTATCCAAAGACAGTTGGTACAGTTATCAAAGGTCCAATAGTATCTTTACCAAAAGCTCAAGGCTTTTTAGAGAACATAGATGTATTAAAACAATCAGCTAATCAAGGTGCTATATCTGCACCAGTAGATGTAGATAACTTAGTAAGGAGAATACCTTTACTACAGCAAACTAATAATGGGTGGGTCGCTTCGTTTGGAACGGAAGTTTTAAAAATACTAGGAGGTGGTCGAACTTATCAGATTGTCACAAATCTGAATGGAATAGAACAGGTTAGAGTGAGAGGCATTCCACCCATTGCCACAGATAGTCTTGGTCGTAAATGGATTAGTTGGGTTGATACACCACAGACTACACTAGAAGAACTAGATGTAGCTAATAAGTTTGTGTTCGTAGGATTCACAGCTAAAGGAATATCTCCACAAATTGCAACACCTGTCGGGTTATTAGAACCTCATAAGATACAGGCTGCTCTATCAGAAAGTATGTTGATGGATACACCACAGATACCAGACTATAGATTGTTTGTTGAGCTATTGTTAATGGTACTGTCAGGGCTACTCACAGCTCTTGCAATCAATTATCTCGGTATCACTAAGGGTGTTGTGTCCTTCTTAGGTTTGTTCTCTCTCATGGGATATATGGAGTATCACTTTGTAAGCTCTAATATCTTGATAGACTTTACATGGGGCATGATAAGTATGACACTTATTGCTACCCAACAATTCTATCTAAACTTTAGAACACAATTCAAACTTAGACAGCTTATAAAGAAACAGTTTGAACATTACCTTGACCCAAGACAAGTCAAACAACTACAAGATAATCCAGAGCTTTTGAAGTTAGGCGGAGAACGAAGACGTTGTACGTTTTTATTTACAGACGTAAGAGGCTTTACAAGTTTATCAGAAACTCTAGAGCCTGAAGAAGTTACAGAGATAATGAACAAGGCATTAACGATTCAAGCTAATGCAGTTAAAGAGTATGGTGGTATGGTAGATAAGTATATAGGAGATGCAATGATGGCTATCTTCAATGCACCTATAGACCTAGAACAACACGAAACCAAAGCAGTTCAAACAGCCTTGAAAATAAAACAAGATATGGCTGAAGCCGATTTAGGAATAGAGATAGGTATAGGGATAAATACAGGAGAGGCGGTAGTAGGTAATATGGGAAGTGATACAAGGTTTGATTACTCTGCAATTGGAGATGCTGTAAATTTAGCAGCAAGGTTAGAAAGTTCTACTAAAGAAGTAGGAGAGGATATAGTAATTGGGTACACCACAGCTATGAACTCTGATATACCCACTAGGTATCTAGACCCTATAAAAGTTAAGGGTAAGAAAGATGAGATAATTATTTATACTATTGAATAGCGTTTAGTTCTCGTTGAAAATACTCGTGTAAGTTTTCTAGTTTAGTCTTACCATTTCTAATAACAGTCTTCATCAAAGCTCTATCGTCTAGAGGAAACACCTCATCAACCATGTTCTCCGGCAACATACTAAACTCTGTAACTATTTTATTATCTCTTGTTAAAAGTATTTTAAAGCTTACTAAATTTGCTTCAGATTTATTAATCATTTGATTCCTCTAAGTTTGTAAATGTTATATTATTTTGACTGCCTCTTAGTCCTGCTTTCATGTAAGTAGTTGCTCTACCTTCAAAGAAGTTCTGATGTTCAACACCCATAACTTCATCAATCCAACCAAGAGGATTTTCTTTTTGGTCATAGTTAGTTTTAAGTCCTAACTGTAACAATCTTCTGTCAGCTATGTATCTATTGTAAGCATACATATCTTTCTTAGTAAGTCCCGGAAGGTCTCCCATCTCAAACACTAAGTCTAAAAACTTATCTTCTAACTCAACCATCTCTCTACAGATTTGATAAAGCTCTGCTTTGAAATCATCTGTCCATATCTCTATGTTCTCTTGGATAAATTCTCTGAACAGTTTAGTCATTGCTTCAACGTGCATTGACTCATCACGTATAGAGTAAGTAACTATC